GACCTTCCGGTGGCCGCTCTTGCTGGCTTACGGTGCCTATCTGCAACGGGAGCTTTCCGTCGTGCATAAAAAAGCCGAACACCTGCAAGAGCTTCACCACAATCACGTTGCCCAAGTCAACAAGGACTTCGCCACGCGAGAGGTTGTCTCCGACCTTGAAAATAAGCTGACAACTGTGTTAAATAGAATCGACGACAAAGTAACACGAATCCTTGAGGAGCGCAAGTAATGCCCTCGACTTATGATCCCCTCCTTCGGCTAGAACTCCAAGCGACCGGCGAAAACGCCACCACTTGGGGCATCAAGACGAACAACAACCTCGACCTGATCGCGGCTGCGGTCGCAGGTTCGGCTGTTGTCAGCGTCTCGTCTGGCGACACTACCCTTACCACATCGAACGCGGCGGCCGACCAAGCCCGCTGTGCCATCCTAATCCTTGAGGGCACACTGACCGGTCACGTCAACGTAATTGTGCCAGCTTCACCCAAGAATTATGTTACCCTGCGTAATACTAGCGGCGCCTTCAACATTACCGTCAAGAACACTGGCACGGGTGCCGCCCTTTCGTCTTCCGGCCCTGACCTTGTTGTCTGCACTTCCGCCACCTGCGTCAATTTGGTGGGTGCCCTTGCTTCGTCAGTCTCAGCCCTACAGGTCCAAGTCAATCAGGTATCGGCTGCCGTTTCGACCATCAACGCGGCATCGATCCGGGTCCTTGAGTAATTAGATGTCGGTCACTTTTCAGGACCAAGAACTCAGGGAACTTGCCTTTCAGGTCGGAGTCGTCAAAGAGAGGACTCAGCTTGATGCGAGCGGCTTTTGGACTGAGGCCGACAAAATCCGCTTCCGCTTCGGACGCCCCGAACTCATGGGCGGTTGGCAGCGTGTCATCGACCCTTCCCAAGATAGCAAAATCTTCGGCGTGCCGCGCTACCTAACTTCGGTTCGTAGTCGGGGAGGCCAGCCTGCCGCCGTCATCGCTACTAATGTGGGCCTATTCTCCAGCGAACTTTCTACCTTCTATAACATCACGCCCATCACCTCCACCCTCGCCTCCAGCAATCTGCTGTCCACTGAAGCGGGCTCGACGAAGATCGTCGTTTCCGTCTCCAACCACGGCCTCACGACGGGCAGCCTCGTCGAGATCGTATCCGCTGCCGCTACCATCGGCGGCAACATCGTCATCAACGCGATCTCTTCGACGACGGCCACCTTCCCGGTCAGCGTCATTACCTCCAATGCCTTCGCATTCAATGTCAGTCTGACTGCCGTGGCCACATCTGTAGCTACGGGCGGTGCCATCACCATCGGCTTCTCCTATCCAGCCGGTAACATCTCCACCGAATTTGTTTCGGGCTGGGGCATCGGCGTTTGGAGCGGCAACTTTGGCTGGGGCGCGCCCGCTTCGCCAGTGCCTTTTCCCCTTCGCCAATGGTCGCTCGATCTGTGGGGCACCGATATCATGGCCGTTCCTTCTGGCGGCCCGCTCATGTACTGGGATACCAGCGCCGGAATTGTCAGTCGCGCCACTATCGTCACGGCAGCCCCTTCCGTCAACCAGATTGTGCGCGTCGCCTCGGAAGCTAGGCATGTCCTCCTCTACGGCACCCACGACATTTCCGGCGTTTACAGTCCGCTCCTAGTCCGTTGGTGTTCCCAAGAAGACTTCACCGACTGGACGCCTTCCAACATCAACACCGCAGGTGACTACCCGCTGCCGAGCCGTGGCTCCGAGATTAGGGCCGTCAACCGCATTGGCGACAAGACTGCCATCCTGACCGACAACGACCTGTTCATCCAGTCCTACATCGGCGGCAACGACGTCTTTGGCTTCACCGCTGTCGGTGAACAGTGTGGCATCATTGCCCGTAACGCAGCCATCGAATACAACGGCACACTTTATTGGATGGCAGTCAACGGTCAGTTCTATCAGTATGATGGTCGCCTCCAAACTTTGGGCTGCACTGTCCTCCGTTACATCTATGACAATTTAAACCAGTTCCAACTTGAAAAGATCTATGCAGGTTCGAACTCGACCTTCGACGAAATCATGTGGTTCTATCCTTCTCTCGAATCGCCCAATGGCGAGAACGACCGCTACGTCATATATAACACGCGCGAGAAGCACTGGTCCATTGGCACCATGCCCCGCACGGTCTGGGAAGATAGCAATACGTTTTCGCGCCCCCTTGCCATTGACGACAAGCCCTCCAACATTTATTATCAGGAATCTGGCTACACTGCCGATAGCTCCGTCCTCGCCGCCAATCTCGAAGGCGCGTACTTCGATCAGCAGGACGGCAACAGCATTGTGTTCGTCAACAAGTTCGTGCCCGACTTCTCCAACCTGTCCGATAATACGCCCTACGTCGGCACCCTCAACATCTCGCTCCAAGCCCGTAAATATCCGGGTGGCCCGGTTATCACCAAGGGTCCCTTCCCCGTCACCGGTAACACCCAGAAAATCTCCACCCGTCTACGGGGCCGCGAACTGGCCATCCAAATCCAGTCCTCGACTTCCTCCAACGTGCCGTGGCGGATGGGTCAGTTCCGTATGGCAATCGAACCGGACGGTCTGCGATGACCCGCCGCATCTCCTCCCGCACCTTTCCTACGCCGCCTGACGCTTGGGACCCTGCCTCCCGCGACGCATGGAATCGGCTCATTACAGTACTCGAACAGAGCGACCTCTTCGACCCCGGTCGGCGCACCCGTCCCCAGTTCATTGTGCAGGGCACCGTCAGCGCCCCCATCACCGTCGATATGCTAAATCCGTCGGTCACCGCCCTTACCAACGTCGTCGGCAAACTCCTGCTCGCCCTCCAGTCCAGCAACTTCGTCGACGTCCGCTAGGTTTATTTTCCAAACCTAACGTGGTATAATAAGCATCAGAAGGCCCATCATGTCCGACACCCTTTTTGCCCCTTCTTTTGCGCCGTTCTCCGCAGAAACCGACGTTCCTGCTGTGGGGATTGGTGCGCCTGAAGACGGCATCGTGCGGACTATGGCTTTCGCGCCGGCCCTCAACGCCCTCCCTGCTGCGTTGCCCTCAAGCGGTAATGTGTTCCGCTCCTATACGCCGCCTGCGCCCGGCTCTTTCGATCCTTTCACCGCTGCTATGACGGGCGGCATCCCTTCCTTCTTCTCCTACCGCGAAGGCGCTCTGCCCAACCTCGGCGGTACTGGCACGGACGGCGGTGGCCTTGGCGGTGGTGACGGTAGCGGCGGCGGGAGTGGTGATGGCGGCCTAGGAACTGGCGGCGTCAACATGGGCGGCGAGATGGCCGGCAGCATAGACCTTGGCCCCAATCCCGGCAACCTCGGCAACCTCGGCGGTCTTGATTTAGGTCGCCTGGGCGACATTAGCCTTTCAGATCTGGGGCGCGGCTTTTCCCTCGGCAGTCTTGTTGGCGGGCCAGCCGGTGGCCTCGTTGGTGCCCTTATTGCCGCCGCTCGCAGCATGAGTGCGGCTGAAGCGGCAAGAGAACCGGCTAGGGCACACGCGCAAATTCACGACCGTGCCGTCCAAGACATGCTCAACGCGCTAGAAAATACCCCGCTTACTGCACAGGAACTTGAGGATGCGCGAACGGTTGCCCAGCAGATTGATATCGACAATCTTACTTTCGACGAGGTCGCGCCTACTCAGGTAGCCACAGTTACAAGTCCAACTCAGGGGCTTGCCACTGTTTCGCCCGCCGCCGTCGCGGATGATGTCGGGCCCGGTGCGGTGTCTGCTGCTACTGCTGCGGCCCAAGCACAAGCTGCCGCTGAAGCTTTGGCTGCTGCCACCGAACCCGACGCCCAAGCAGTGGGGCAGGGTGTATTCGGCGAAGTCGGCCCTGGCGCGCCGGGCACACCGGGCGGAGCTTTTGGCGCTCCCGATGGCCTAGGCGAAGGCTGGGGTGACGCTGACTTCGGTGGTATCGCCGACGCCAATGATGCTGCCAATGCTGCTGCCCAAGCCGACGCCAATGCCGCTGCCGCCAACGCCGACGCAGATTCCCAGCCAGGCGGGGTGGATAGCGGCGATGCTCCCGGCGATGCTGGCGATGCCGGTGATGCTGGCGATGCTGGTGGTAATGCTGGCGAGGGCGGTGATGCTGGCGGCGGTGATGCTGGCGGTGGCGACGGCGGTGACGGAGGGGGCGATGGTGGTGGAGATGGTGGCGGTGATGGCGGCGGCGGAGATGGTGGGGGTGGTGACGGCGGTGGTGGCGGAGATGGTGGAGGCGGCGGTGATGGCGGTTATCGCAGGGGCGGCGTCGTGAAGTACGCTGAAGGCGGCCTCGCTGTTCTCGGCAATGACTTTAATTTTGCCGATGACTATGCTATAAACATGATGGGCGGTCAAATGCCTGAAGCCTTTGCTAACGGGGGCCTTGTTCCGCTGGCAGGCGGCGGCAAGATTGCCATTGGTCCCGGCGGCGGCCTCGACGACCTGATCCCAACGTCCATCAATGGGCGGCGGGCTGCGGCTCTTTCGGATGGCGAGTTCGTCATCCCCGCCGACGTAGTCTCCATGCTTGGGGACGGTTCTTCTAACGCAGGCGCCCGGCGTCTGTACGATCTGATGAGGCAAATTCGCGACGCCAAGACCGGAACTGCACGCCAAGCTGGTCCTCTGCCCGTTGGCGAGATTCTTAAAAGGAGCCTTGGCGAATGAGCATCCTAGGCGATATCTTCGGGACTTCGCGTTCCGCTAACACTGCCACGACAACTTCGACGCCGCAAGTCCCGGCCGATGTTGCTGCCGCACGCACGGATCTTCTGTCGCGTGCCCGCGCCTTCGCCGCCGAGCCTTTCCCTCAATACAACCAGCCGCGCGTTGCAGGTTTCACCCCCGACCAGCAGGCCGGCTTCCAAACGACCCGCAATCTTGCAGCGCAGTCCGGTGCCCTCGGCGCCCTGACCCCCGAACTTACGCAGGCCGGTATTGCCGCTTCTCGGGGAATGGCCCGTGCGCTACCGGACGTTGATCTTTCCGGCTACATGTCGCCCTACACGGAGGCGGTCCTTGACCCTGCCATCCGTGCTATCGAAGAACGTGCCGCACAAGGACGTCTGCGCCTTGGCCAGCAGTCCGCCCGAGCAGGCGCATTCGGCGGTTCTCGTCAGGCCATTGCCGAGTCCGAACTTGAGCGTGGTACCCAGCGTACCATCGGCGAAGAGACTGCCCGGCAGCGCGCTGCCGCCTTCAACCAAGCAATCCAGCAGTTCCGCGAAGACCAGACGCGCATCCCCGGCCTCTTCTCCACGGCCCTCGGCCAACTTGGCACCGGCCTCTCGCAAACCGGCGGTCGCCTTGCCACCGAAGCGCAGCCCCTTATCAATATCGGTGCCGCGCAGCAGGGTCTCAATCAGCGCAACCTCGACGTCCTGCGCGAAGCCTTCCTTGAAGAACGTGACTTTCCTACGCGCGGTATTGACGTCCTTCGCGGGGCACTTGGCCTGACGCCCAATACCCTCGGCATCGGCACTGCCGGCACTTCCGTCGCACCCAGCCCCAATGTCGCGGGTTCTATCATCACCGGCATCTCCCAAGCCCCTCAAGTCATCCAAGGCGGGACGGCTGTTTTGAATTTCCTCCGGGGCCTGGGCGGCACTGCCGGTGTGAGTGAGGGCATGTTCGCGCGCGGGGGCCTTGTTAACTTGTCTCCCGGTAACAATTAAAGGGCACGACCCCAGCCATGTCCGAATCTTTCCTCGACATACTTCGCAATCGCGTTGCCTCTAACATGCAGAATGAGGCGCTGCAACGGTTTTCCGAATTTGGCGCGGGCATGGCTGCCACCCGCAGCCCCAACTTCTTCACCATGCTTGGCGGTGGCGCTCGCGCCCAGGCTGAAGGCGACCGTACCCGCATGGACGAATTGCGCCGTGTCGCAGAAGCCGAACGCCAAGCCCGCGCCCAGCAGGCCGAAGAACAGTTCCGCAACCAGCAACTCGAAAACGAACGTCTGCGCCGCCTTAACGAAGAACGTCGCATCAACGCCGATATTGCTACGGGGCGGCGTCCTAACATCGTAACGATGATTGACCCTGAGACGCGCAACGCAGTTCTTGTCAACGCCGAGACCGGGCAGGTGGTTTCTCGCACACCTTTCCGCCCCATGCAGGAACTACGCAATGCGCCGCGCCCCCTCTCTCAAGCGCAAATTGCTAACATTCGACAGCAGGTCACGCGCCTAGCCAGTGCTGATGCAGGCATCATCGAGGGTGTTGCTCCAACCCCGGCACAAATCACTCGCCGCGATGAACTTGCAGATCGCTATTTCCGCGACAGGCTGGACGCGGCCGCTGCCGGGCTGCTGGACTTTCAAGGTGGCGGCGCGGGAACCGGCTCTGCCGGTACTACGACAGGCGGCGGCCCTGCGCCAAGCCAAGTACTGCAATATGGCGGCCCCGCTGCACCGGCTGCACCGCGTACTGGTCCTCGCATTTCGGCGCAACCTACGCAGCAGGCCCCGCAGTAATTTATGGCGAACGGCATCTTCGATTTCGAACTTCCCGACAAGCGCATTATTCGGGTGGAGGGCGCCCCCTCCGAAGAAGCTGCACGCGCTTTCATGGACACACAGTGGGATCGCCTCCGCCGCGAGATGCCCATTGAAGGCTTTGGCGAAAGCTTCGGCCAGCAGTTCCGTGGTCAGTTCGGCGCAGTTCCCGGTGCCCTCCAAGCTGGCGCTGCCGCTGTCGGTGCCCCCGAAAGCATCACTGCCGGTCTCGGTGCTGCTCGCGAGTTTGTAGCCCCCGGCGATACCCGGCCCGGCACCCGCGCCCCTGAACCCGGTGACTTCCTCCGTAACCCCATTGATGCCTTGTCTGCATACGCAGGTCAAGCTGCCGGTGCTGTTCTCGGCGGCGCGGCAACTATCGGCACTGGCGCTCTTATAGGCGCTGCGCGAGGCGGTAAACCGGGCGCGGCAACCGGTGCTGGCGTTGCTCTATTCGGCGGCTCCATCCTCGGCAGCGTCGATGAACTGTATCAGGGCCTTATCGCAGAAGGCATCCCTCCGCAGCAGGCTGGCATAATTGCCACTACTGCTGGCGCCGCTATTGGCGCAGGCGAAGCGGCAGCCCTCGGTCCCGTTATTAAGCGGATCATGGGCAACCAAGTCAGCGATGCTGTCGTGGATCGCATTGCTTCGCGCGTCATCGGCGGTCGTGCTGGCGGAGTCCGGCAGACTGCGGCCCTCGGTGCGGGCGGCGAAATGCTGGGCGAAACAGCACGCCAAGGTGTCATCGCTACCGCAACCGGTGACCTTGATCTGGCCGAACGTGCAGAACGTGTTCTCGAATCCGGTATCGTGGGCGGCATTGCAGGCGGCGGTGTCGGTGCTGGCGTCCGCGCTATCGGTCGTGCTGGCCCGGCTCCCGGCGCAACTGCCCCCACCGCCGAGCAGGAAGCTGCTGCCCTCGAAACCCTGCGGCAGGGCACGCTGCCCGGCGAAACCCCCATCGAAGGCGCCCAGCAACCGGCTCCCGCCCCTACGCCTGTTGAGGCTGGCCCTCCGCGCCCGGCTCCCCTTCCTATCCCTGACCGGCCCGAGCCCTTTACGACCCGCGAAGAAGCCGAAGCCTTCATTGCCGCCAATCCGCAGTTCACACCTCCGGTTGCTCTGTCCACGCCGCAAGCCATCATCGGGTTTGCTAACGACGCCCGTGTAACCAACTGGAACCAGTCTGTCCAGCAGACCCGCCAGCAAGCCATCACTGAGTTCTTCCCGCGTACCCCTGACACCAACCAAGTTGCAGTGTCGGAGTCTCTTAGCAACATTGCGGAAGCGGCGAACCGGGGCGAACTGAAGCTCACCTCGTTCACGCCTAACGCCGTTGCCCAAGCGGCCCTTTCTTCGCGCGACATCGAGGCTGGCCGGATTGCCCCTGCCGAAGTCAAGGCGGCTACCGACCAACTCGACGCACTTGTACAAGCTGGTGTGCTGCGCCGCAACGTCACGGAATCCACCAACAAGAAGGGCAAGAAGGTACGGCGTGAGACTTCCTACTCCATCAACTACCGCACCCCTGCCCCGGCGCAGCCTGCACCAACAGCGGCACCCACGCCCACAGCCGCTCCCGCAACTGGCGCCGTTCCCCCGGCCACCCAAGGGGCGCCGATCCCGGAAGCTGCGCCAGCACAGGCTGCCCCGCAAGCCGCCTATGCAGAATGGGAAGCACGCAGCAATGCCGCTGGAGACGCCGCGCTAACTCAAGAAGAACGCAACCTGCTGATAACAGAAGCCAACCGTGACGCTGGCGCTCCTTTGCCGGGCGTAGCGGAAGTACAGGAAAAGCGGACGGCTGCAATCAGAACGTGGCAGACTGCGAATCCCCCGCCGACAGTCCCTCCTGCAACGAGGACAGCCCCGGCCCAGCCTGCTGCGCGCACGATTGTCGAGGTGGATGGCGTCCGACGCGAGACCACGCCAGAGAATGTGCAGCAGACCGTCAACGACATTCGCGCTGCCCGTCCTGCTACTGCTGCGCCTCCGCCGCCTACTCCTCCGGGGCCGCCGCCCCAAATGACGGAAGCCGAGAAGAAGCAGACCAACGATCCCATCAACGAGCCCATCATCGGCTCCGTGATGAACTTCTTCGCGTCGCCCATCCTAACCATAACCAAGCTGTCGCGCAACTTCGCCCCGGTGCGTACAGCCTTTATGAAGTTTACTGCTGTCGAGAACTTCTATAAGGACAGGGCTGCTGCCGCACACAAGTCGATACACGATCTCAGCGATGCCTCCAAGCAGAAGGTAATGCTGGGCCTCGACAGGGCGCGCCGCACCCGCCAAGAAGTTAACGAGGCAGACTACACGCCCGAAGAGATGGGTGCAATCCGCGCCTTCCGCGCACACATGAATTTCATCTACGACGCAGCCATCGACGGCGTCTCTCGCAAGTACTTTGATCCTGCCCTTGCCAAGAACGACGCCGACCGCGCCCGCCTGCAAGCCTTCCAAGATCAGCACACCGGACAGTTCCTTAGCAACATTCCCGATGCTGCGCTCGAAGCTGCTTCGCCGGAAGGTGCCAAGCTGGTCCGCAAGTACAAGGCTGCCCGCGACCCCTTTTATTTCCCGCAGCGCACGCAAGGCACCCACTTTGTTGCGGCCTATGAAGCTGGCAAGAAAGAACCTATTGGCCTCTACGCCTATACCCCGCTGAACGCCCTTCAGAAGCGTCGCGGCTTTGAGGACCCGGAAGCGGTAGCAATCCGTAAGTTGCGCGCAGAGTTCCCGAATAGCAGCACCCACCGCGTGATGACATCTGGCATGCGCTTCGAATACAACGAGCGCGCCAAGAGCCTCAAGGACAACGCCGACTTCATCAACAAATACCTTGACCGCCTGCGCGATGTCAGCGGCAAGGAGGGCAAGCGCGTCCTCGACCAGATGGGTGCCGAAATCGACAAGGCTACTATGGACTCCTTGTTCAAGCCTTACAAGGGTATCCTGCGAGCCGTCACTCCTGAGAACGCCGTCGAGTACGCCAGCAGCTATCTGCCCTCATACTATCTGACGGCTGGTCGCCTCAACGCGCGCCTCCTCACTAAGCCCGACTTCGACTTGGCTCTCAAGCCGCTGCGTCCCGAGAACCGCGAACGCTTCCAAGAAGTCCTCGACTACGCGACCTCGCCGTCTGAAGCCTATAGCACGGCCCGCGCCTTCACCTTCTTCCAGTATCTGGGCGGCGCTCTTGACACCGCAGCAGTCAGTGCGCTACAAATTCCCACAGCCGTAGCTCCGCGCTTCGGTCGTGATGCTGGTGTCGCGCAGGGCACTCAGTATCTGACGAAGGCCCTGAACGATTCTCTTTTCGACAAGGCTATCCTCAGTGTTCTAAAGTCTGACCAAGCTTACGCAAAGACAATCGCTGATAAGCCGGGTCGCCGTGACGAAGTTCAAGCTCTCAAGCGTGCCATTCAGCGCGGCGTCCTGCGTCCCAGCACCGCCTTCCAAGCACAGGGTTCTGTGTCGGCAGCCGACCTGCGCGCCGCCGGCATCGTTGACAAGGACGCCGTCAAGTTTGCCAACGGCATCAACAAGGTTGTCGATTTGGCTGGGCGCCCTCTTGCCGCCATCGAAGAGTACGGGCGCACTGCCACCTTCATGGCCGCCTACCGCTTGGCGCGTGACAACCCCGCCGTCATCGAGGCCGCGAACCGTTACGATAACACCAACTACAAGACCGCCGAGGACTACGCGCAAGGCGTCGTCTTCGACACATGGTATGCCGGTTCCAAGATGGACGATCCCGGTTTCATCCGCGACTTCCCCATCATGAACCTTGCCACGCAGTTCATGCGTCCGGTCTTCAAGTTCACCGAGACCATCCTCCGCGATGCGACCAAGACCCTGAAGGGCATTGCCGCTACCGACCCAACGATGGCGCGCATGGGTGCTGTCTCTCTGTTCGGATCGCTTGGTCCCCTCGTTTTGCTGGGTGGCATCTGGGCACTTCCCTTCGCTGACCTTAGCCGGGAACTGCTTGAGCGTCTACTCAAGAGTGTCTTTGATAATCCTCTTGATCTGCGCCTAGAACTGGACCGGGCAATGGGCGGCGGGCGCCTTGGCGAGGCAGCCAACTTCGGTTTGCCTTCCGCTTCCAACTGGGCCAACCTGTCGAAGCGTATTGCCGTCGAACCTATTCCGTCCGACACCCTGTTCAGCTTCAGCACCCTCGCGCTTATTGGCCCAACCGGCGACCTCATTGACCGCATCCCCCGCACCTTCAACCATTGGAAGCGCGGTGAATACTGGGAGGCTGCCGCCTCTTTCCCGCTCACGCCCCGCGTAGTCGGCAACGCCATCAAAGGCGGTCAGCTTGCCGTAGACGAGGAGCAATTCACACGCGCAGGCACCCGCTTCATTACGCCTGAACTTCTTGAGCGTGTCGACAGCCGCCTAAATGTGCCCGCTTCCGTTCGTCAGGCTCTCGGCTTCCCGGCGCCCGAACTTGCTAACGAGCGTGAACTGTGGCGCCGCGCCCAAGTCATCGACAAAGCCACCGACGATGCCAGCAAGTCCATTACGATGGAATTGTCCCGCATTTATTTGCGTGCCCTCGAAGCCCAGCGCCGGGGTGACATGGCCGAACACGCTCGTCAAGTCGAAGCTCTCCAGCGTCGCCGCCAAGAGATTGCTATTGAGCAGGCAGGCAAGCCGCCCCATCTGCAAGTCCGCCCCAACATGGATGCGGCAATGGATCGTGCGCGGCAAGACTTGCTGGGCCGCTCTGACCCGCGTGTCCTCATCGAAGAGACGCGCCGCCAAGCTCGCCCGGCCCTGCCTCCCATCATCGAAGAGATGCGCTGGCGCGACAGGCAATAGCCTAACTTAGTTGTTGACAGTGGCGGGGCGGAATAGTATCCTACGCCCCATGACAAACTTCGCCTATTACATCGGCGTGGACCACCGTGAACCGGAGGCTCTGCGCGTCACCGAATCCTCGGCCCGTGCCTACGCCAGCAAGCCGCTGACAATCAGGCACCTCGAACATCTGGACCTGCGGCGTCGTCAGTTCTTCGACCGACCGTGGCGCATCTGCGAAGACGGCTCCTACCTCGACGAACGAGACGGCAGGCCGTTCAGTGTTCAGTTCTCCCACTCCCGCTTCCTGACTCCCATCGTCGCACAGTCTGATGGCGTGACCGATTGGGCGTTGTTTACGGACTGCGACTGGCTGTGGCTCGACGACATCCACAAGCTGCTCAAGGAAGCCGACCCCTCGAAGACGGTCATGGTCGTGCCCCACAATTTCAATCCGACGACCACCGTCAAGATGGACGGGCAGAAGCAGTCCCGCTACCACCGCAAGATGTGGTCGGCCCTGATGCTGTGGAACCTCAAGTCCAAGAAGCTGCCGACCTTCGAGATGGTGAACTCCGCTCCCGGCAGCTACCTACATGGCTTCGAGTGGCTGGACGATTCCGACATCGGCTACCTCTCCGAGTCGTGGCACTGGGTCCCGAACTACAGCCCCACCACGGAAGTCGGCCTTGCCGCTGAAGCCGCCCACCGGCCCCTGCCCATCAACGGAATCCACTTCACCTACGGTCCTCCCGTGCCGGGCATGGTAGACCGCGAGACAACTCCCTTCGATGAATACTGGACGAACGAACTCCTCGGAGCCTACGCCGATGCGCGCTAAGATCATCACCACAATCGGCCCTAACTCATGGGAGCGGTACGGTCTGCGCTTCGCAGAGTCCTTCAAGAAGTTCTGGCCTGCCGACATCACCCTCGAAATCTGGCACCACGACCTCGAAGGCAACGTGCCCAGCTTTCCGGGCATCACCTTCCGCGCCCTTGAAGATACGCCGTCCTTCCAGAAGCTCAAGGCCCACATCGGCGCCCAAGCCAAGGATGGCCCGTCCCTCGACTACTGCTTCAAGGCAGTCGCCCTCGCCTCCAGCGTGACGCCCGACCTCGACTGGATCGGCTTCATCGATGCCGACACCGAGACCATGCGGCCCGTTAACGAGGACCTGCTGGGCGAACTGTTCGACGACAAGTACCACCTGACCTACCTGTACCGGCGCACCGTCAAGGAAAGCGAAGGTTCGTGGTTCGCCTTCAATCTGGCTACCGTCAAGGGCGCCTCCCTGCTGGCCGACTACTGGGGCCTCTACAATTCGTTGGAAGCCTTTCACTACAAGAAGGCCCACGACAACGCAATCCTTGATCGCATCACGCTGCTGCACCAGGCGCACGGCCTGCAAGTTAAGAACCTGTCGCCGGGCTGCCTCGGCCTCGATGCCTTCCACCAGTCTCCGCTTGCCGCCTACATGGTCCACTACAAGGGACCCGATAAGCAGACCATTGCCAACCCGGCCCTCGGCGCCCCTGCCCGCTACGAGACTCTATGCGAACTGCTGACTTCCTCCATCGCCGCAACCAACGCTGCCCGCATTGTGGAGGTCGGCACTTGGAACGGCAGTCGCGCAATCCAGATGGCAGAGGCAGCCTTCGCTACCGGCGTCAAGACCGTATCTTACGTCGGCTTCGACACCTTCGAGGGCGGCAACGACCGCGTCCATGAGGGCCACACCAAGCCGCACGCCGACTCTTGGATTGTTCACAACCGACTCAACAACTACAGCCGTCTCATGGCGCGCAAGGGCCTGACCTTCGCCTTCTCGCTGGTCAAGGGCAACACCCTAGAGACGCTGCCCGCTTCCGCCGATCTTGTAGCAGATGCTACATTTGCCTACATCGACGGTGGCCACTCCTACGAGACGACCAAGTCGGACTACGAATGCCTGAAGCACACGCCCTTCATCGTCTTCGATGACGTCATTGTCAACGAGGAAGAGGGTGCGCCGGAAGGTCCGCGCCGTGTCATGAAGGAAATCCCCGGCCAGAAGCGGATCATCACCAGCGGTGACGGTTACGCGGGCCTGACGCAGACCATCTCGTTCGGCCTAGTTGTGCGCGACGGCTACCCGATGCCCGACCTCAAGACCCGCATTCAAGTAAAGCCGGTCGATTCTGTTGACAAGGGCGAGCAACTCCAGCATATTGCAGATAACGCTGCCGCCATTGCAACTTGGATCGGCGCCTATCAAGCACACGAAGGCGTTGCCCTGTTCGTCAGCGCAGGCCCGACCCTTCCCAACTTCCTCGAAGAAATCCGCGCCAAGCAGGCAGGCGGCGCCACGGTCTTCGCCGTCAAGCATGCCTTCCCGATCCTAAAGGCCGCAGGCATCACACCTGACTGGACCGTGATTCTGGACCCGCGCCCGGTCGATGGCAAGTCCACGCACGGCGTCATCCGCACGGAACTCTTTGCGGCAGCCGACCCGGAAGACAAATTCCTGTTCGCTACCATGACGCATCCCTCGGTGCGCCAAGTCCTCGAAGAAAAGGGCGCCCAACTCTTTGGCTGGCACGCCCACACCCAAGCCACTCAGTCTGCCAAGCCGCCGTCCTTCGATACGGGCATGGTTGTGGCGGGAGGCACTTGCTCGGCAACCCGCATTCCGATGCTGGCTTTCGTGATGGGCTTCCGCCGCTTCCACTTCTACGGCTACGACTTCTTCTACCCGGAAGACACCGACAAGGATACCATCAAGCAGCAACTGATGCGCGTAAACCTGGGCGCCGATCAGCGTTCCTTCCTGACAACCGGCGAACTTGTCGCTGCCATGCAGGATCTTGGTCAGTGGAACAAGTGGCTTGTGGAGAACCGCATTACCGTGACGTTCCACGGCGAGGGTGCGGGCGCCCTCATCTGGGAGCAGACCGTCAACAACTATCAGGCCCCGCAGGAGTATCCCTTCTAGCGGAACTTCTTCGCGATCTTGGCGGCGCTGGCAGGCTGCTTCGAAAACTGCTTGCCAGCCTTCGTCGCCTTCCGCTTCGCCGCCGTGCTTGCTGCGTAGACTGCCGGAGGCATGGCCTTAATAGCCGCTTTGGGCAAGAAGCGTTCGCCCGTAGCCTCCGGCCCTTGTGTGCTGGGCTTACCGCTTTTAGTTTGCCAATCCTCGGCCAACCATTTAGTCAAGGATTTCTGAGGCTTCTTCACGAAGTAAACCCGCCGCCTTTAGCTTTGTATTCCTTGGCGAGCATGGATGCCTTGATGGCGCTCCACTGCCCAGGCCGACCACCCTTGTCGCCCGCCTTGATCTTCTCAAAGAGGCGCTTCCGCATGGTCGGCTTGGTATAGTTGCCCGCCTCGTTGACGCGGCTTTCGGGCTTCTTGGCCATTAGCCAGCCATCAGGCAGCGACCAGCCTTACGGCAAGCCGCCGGGTTCGGGCACTGCGCGCACGGCACCTTGCCACCCTTCTGCATCTTGACCGGCTTCGCCTTCACGGTGCCGCCAGCCTTCTTCTTCATCGGGCCTTGCGTAATCTGCTTGCCCATGTTCGAACGCATCATGTTACTTCCCCTTCGCCTTGGGCTTGCCGATCATACCACCGGCCTTCTTCTTGACCATGCCGCCCTTCTTGAAGCGGCTCGACATGCCCTCTAGTTCACGGGCCGTCAGCGGGGCATCAGCCTCACGACGTTCCTCCGGGGTCATCATGCTGCGAGCCTGACGGCGCTGCTCCTGCGTCATCACTGGCACGCCCTTCTGGCCGCCGTCCATACCCCGCCGCTTACCAGACGCGCGCACCGGCCCGCCCTCCCGATACATCATTCCCTTCTTCATCATACCAGGCATGTTACTTCTTTCCCTTCTTAATAACGCCGCCCTTCTTAAAGGGCATCGGCTTGGTTTTGGATTTGGCAGCAACCTTGGGCTTGGCAACAACGCCGCCCTTCATCATCTTCTTCGGCTTCGCAGCAATCATGCCACCAGCCTTCTTCTTAACGATACCGCCCTTCTTCATATTGTAGTCGCCGGGCGGGCCGACCTGTTCACCACGCGCCCTCGCAGACGCCGCCCCGATATCACCGGAGCCGCCCATCATTTCCTCTCGGCCACGGCGACGTTCGCGGGCATCGTCTTCTTCCATCTGGCGCTCGGCCCGAATACGACGAAGCTCCATATCATTCAGTTCGTCAGCCGTCATCTCCCGGAAACGGGGGCGCGGAGCCGGGGCTGGCGCAGGACGAGCAGCCGGGCGCGGAGCAGGGCGAGCCGGGGCAGGAGCGGCACTCTGCATAGAACCTGCGGCGGGACCATCAGCAGGCGTGTTTACTTCCCGATTGCGGAGAGCCCGAAGATTTGCCTCGCGTTGGGCATCAGCCTCGGCACCCCTGCGCGCTGCAACCTCGCGGCCATAGTCCACCATCCCCGGCACAAGGGCCGCCCCCGAAATAGCGGCACCAGCCAAACCGCCAGCAACCCGCCCTGCTGTGGACGTCGCGCTTGGAGACGGCGGCCTCATCACTTGCTGTGACGCTTGTGCCATAGTCGGACGCGGTCGAGCAGGCTCGGCACCGAGACGTCGCGCTTCCTCTGGCGTCACTGGCATGGCGCGGTCCACGCGATCATTGAAGCGGGCAATGTCTCGCCGGTCAGCTTGGCTTTGACGGGTAGCGTCACGTTCAGCTAGTTGCCGTTCGCGTGCCCGTTCTGCTGCACGGAGACGACCCCCTTCGCGCCCGAACTTCTCCATAGTCTCGCGGAGGCGGCGGTTCCGGGGCGACTCCCTAGTGGGGCGACGGGCAGGTTCTTCGACCGCACCCCCTTCTTGGAACTTGACTTTGCGCTTCACTTCTTGGATTCCTTCTTGGACTTGCCAGCCGCGCTTAGGGCGATGGCGATTGCTTGTTTCTGGGGGCGGCCACTCTTAACTTCGCGGCTAATGTTCTCCGAGATTACCTTCTGGGAGGTGCCCTTCTTAAGCGGCATGGAGAGCCTCCTTCTCAGTCTCATCGACACGCCGCAGCCAGCCGCGCCCGAAAGTTGCAAACGTCTTCAGACTCTTGTAGAAGTCACGCCGACCCTCGGACACCTTGGCAATCAGGTCGTCAGCGTCCATGGCATTGATCGCGGCCATGGTCTTAGGGCCAAGCACCCCATCCTCAGTAGCGCCTGCGGCCCGCTGCATCAGCCTGACTGCCCGGCGAACACCCTTGTTCACGGCCATGTCGAAGGCCAGCAGGTCCACGCCCGACTTCAGGTCGTCGCAGTTCAGCGCGTCCCAGTACTGATCCTTGTAGATGGTATTGACGTCGGCATCGGAGATGGCCCGCAACTCGTCCTTGCTCATGGGCTTACCCTTGAAAGCCGAGAAGGTAGCGAGCGTGATGCCCTTCATGGTGGCGCCGCCCGGATCTTCCGGATGATCGACGTACCCACCCTCATGCTTCAGAATCAGGGCCAGCCACTTGGCGTAGTTCTCTTTCACTTGTGAGTCATCCTATTCATAGCGTCAGTCTTTTCCTTGGACCCAGCAGAACTACCGAAGTAATAGGCAACCACGCCGCCCCATGCAGTGCCAAGCGTACCCAGCATAACCAGCATAGCCTCAGAGCCGCCCGTCGTAGGCAGGCCATGCAGCAACATAAAGAACAGCACGCCAAAATAACCTAGCGTAATACTACCAGCCAATAGGCGCGGAGTCCAGTCTTTAGTCTTGATCTCCCGGTCGCGTGCGCTGTTGCGGTCCTCGTTAGAGATGCGTTCCAGATCGACGTCCAGTTCCCGCATCCGCACCACAAAGTCCTGCTCGGCTTTCTTCAGGGCCAGCATCTGTTCGGGTGTCGCCGTGGCTGCCGCCTCAACAAGCTCGGCCTCAGTACCATCCGGCTTGCCAAGCAGCGCCTCAGAAATGGCACGGGTCGCCATCCCCGCCAGCGGTCCACCCACGGCAGTCGCAATGGACGGGGCTACCGTCCTAACGAGATTGAGCAGCGGTTCCATTGCGGGTCTCCAAGAGGGCCAGGCGCCGGTCAAGTTCGCTGGTCAGCCGCATTAGGTCGGCGCGGAGGGCGGCCATGCCATTGGTGAAATCCGCAGTCTTCTCAAGGCGGGAGCGGTCAATCGCAGCTATGCTCCGCTCCCGATCAAGCGTCATGGTGCCACGGGCAATCGAAGCGTCGCGCTCCACCTGCTCGATCCGGTTGGACAGTTGCTCGCGGATCTGGGCCATGTCGATGGTCGTGCCCTGCGGCGGGATCGCCCGGTTGTCTTGCGTCACAACCACCGCAATGCGGGACTTCAGAATAGTGATCTCGTTGTTGGCCGACGACAGCGACGTCATCAGGTACACAACGCAGGAGAAGAGGATCGGAACAGCCGCGAATACGACCTTCTCAATTAGGGCGCCCTTTGAAGCGTTGGCCGCCATCTGTTCGGACATTTGGGCTTGCTTGGCTGAGTCCGACATGCTAACAGTTCCACTTCTTCAGATAAGCGGCCATTAATTCAGCCTGCTTGGAACTGTCCAACAGGTTTCCGGCGGCCAGATTACAACGCCCGCACAGCAGACTGCGAACTTCCCCTGTATTATGATTGTGGTCAACAGCAGGCCGATCCATTCTGCTGCCTTCCATTTGAAAAGGCTTGACACAACAGGCGCATTTGCTGCCTTGGGCCAGTATCATTTCCGCAAACTTACCCGCCGTTATACCATACTTTACGGGTAAATTATATTCCCGTATGCGAAGCGTCGAACAGGGACGGCAGGAGTAGTTCAAGCCGCTTTTCTGCTTGCGGTTCTTGTTAAACTCTTTGGGGAATTTCCATTCTTGGCACCGGCTACACCGAAATCGTCCCTGTGAATCCGACTCCTTGGCTGTGCGGCCCCAGTCCCTCTTAGTCGTCAGCATCGCCACGCTCGAAGTGACTTGTTGATCCGGCTGTTGGGGTCGTTGGCCGTCTTCGCGGAAGTTAGCTTCTTCTTCATGCCCTTCATGCGGGCACAGAACGAATCCCGGCGCGGGCCTCCCTCGGGTTGAGGTGGTTTGAGGCCCGGCTTACCGGGGTTCGCACGATTGTAGGAGGCACGGCCTTTGGCATTGAGCCCGCCTTTGGGATCTTTGCCTTCGGCCCGTTGCCATGCCGGGGTCTTAGCCATACCCCATTATACTATAGTTAGCCCAATCTTTCAAGACTGATGGACTCGACGTCGAACTCGCCGGGTGCATAGAAGTGCAGCAGATGGAAGCCATTCCACCACAGCTTCTTGGCTGCCTTGGCGTAGGCAAAGTCCCCGTTCGGATCGACAAAGCAACCGCCCACCAGCGCATGGATCTTGGTGCCGTCGCCCTTGGTCCGCGTCGAAGTAGACAGCAGATGCGAGTGGCCGCACACCGACGAGACATGCTGCGAACGCAACAGATTGTTCGCGTGATGTTCCCCGCCCTGCGGCCTGCCCATGACCCCCGACACGAAGTAGTGCTGGAAGACGGCCCCGTGAATAGTGACCGGCTTCAGGAAGTTATGGTACTTCACGCCAAGGGTAGGGCGCCGCTGGGCCACCAACTGCTTGACGGTCTTCGGGAACTCCGACGTCAGCAGCCGGTTGTCCGACGCCATCCACTTGTTGTAGCGGTCTTCGTGGTTGCCCTCAATAAAGTCGATGGAGGCGCCCCCATAGGCGGCAGCGATGGAGGCGATCCAGTCGAGGGCGTCAAAGCCTGCTTCGATGTCGGCCTGCAAGGACCTATGCGACCAGCGCGGGTCATCCATGTCATGGGTGCATAGCGACCCGAAGTCCCACAGATCGCCAATATGCACGACCCGATCCAGATAGACGTTGCGGTCTTCCAGAAAGGCCATCATCTTGCCGAACCGGTCCAGTTTGTCGCCCGGCATCGCATGCGTGTCGGGGATCAGCAGTACAGTCTTAGGTGTCATGCCGCCTTCTCCCGGCGCTTGGCTGTGGAATCCAGATAGCCGCTCGTCAGGCCGGGGCTGGGCCTGTCATCATTCAGGTCGTCCGACAGGCGGGCGTCCATCAGGATCATCAGGCAGGCTACGGCATGTGCGAGGTGGGACTGACCGCTTTCAAGATCGCTGTCCTGCCCGTCCCACCACGAAAAGATATGGCGCATCGCAGCATTGTAGTAGACGGACGCCGAGATCGGCTCATGCCGCCAGTTGGTCAGGCCGTACTTGTGAATGCCCAGCCGCATGACGTCGCCAACCATGAAGAGGGGCGCGGGCGGCACTCCCTCAATGCCCGACTTCGACATGCCGTAGACAGTCTTGGGATTGCCGTCTGGCAACTCCAGTGCCGGGTCCATCACACCCCCCAAATGAAGGCGAGCGTGCCGACGAACAGCGCCACCATACAGATAACGAGGATTGCGACCATCGCCTTATCCAGCCGGCCAAGCGAAAGCCAATTGCTGGGGCGAATCTTTTCCTCGATTGCCACCAGCACGAAGGCCAGCGCACCCAGCAGAATGATCGTCGAGAATGCAATCTGCGTGATAATCATGTTAGACTCCTGTGCTACCTAGGCCGCCTTCACCGCGAGCCGTTGTTGTGAGATCGGTAACTTCTTCAACCGGAAGATGAGTGACCGGCATAATCATAAGCTGGGCGATCCGCATGCCCGGTTCCACCAGCGTAT